CTTCATTATGCTCCTTATCGTTTAGCAGGTTAGAGATTTCCTGATGCACTGATTCCAATGCATTGATTTGTCCTATTATATACTTGTAATTCTCCATACTGTCAACCCCTCCAGATGTGACTGATATAGACAATTGTTCTACTCTAGAGTTTAAAAACCTAATGAGTTTATTTATTACTGTTTCTAATTGCATTATTTCTTTGCTACCTTTCCTGTGTTTTCACCTTTTTTTATAACATAGTCCTGTGTGCCATTGGCTCCAGTTTCTACTTCTTTTTTTAAGTTCTTTATAAAGTTCATCTGTTTAGCTTTCTTTTCCATATCTTCTAAATACTGGATAATTTTTCTAGTTACTCTCACTAACAGTTCCACTTTCTTAAAGATTTATTAATTCTGCTATTTGGATCTCTTGCTGTTTTAGCTGAAGTTAATCTCTTCTTCATTCCAGTCATTCTAGCACAAAAAGATTTTCTTCTCTTTGCGGCTTTAGATCCTTTTTTTAATTTTGATGGTTTAGTTGTGACTGCTGTTTTTAATTTTGAACCAGGATTAGCTTTTCTGTAGGATGCAACACCTTTAGCATTTAATCCACCAGACTCAGACTTACCTTCTTTTCTGGTCCACGCAGCACTGCCACCTTTTTTAAAATCTTTTCTCATTAAACTATTCCTCCAAATGCCATCTTCTTTCTTTTAGCAAATGTTGCAACGTTAGTTGGTTTACCGCCTGGATTACCTGCTGCTCTTTTTCTGCTGACAGCACTCGCCTTTTGTGAGCTTGTCATCCGTGTGGCTTTTGCAAGTGGGACGCATTTCGGATATTTCCTTTTCGAGCCTTTGCTTCTCCCGCAAGGTTGATATTTTCCATTCTTCTTCGGTGCTCCAATATCCACCCATTTTTCTTTCACCCATGATCTTAAACCTTTTTCGGCCATTATGAATTCTTTCCGTAAGCTCTCCCTTTTCCTTTTGAAGCTAACTTACACATGCCACCTGATTTTAACATAACTCTATCAGGCATCATTCTTCCACCACCCATCATTTTTTTTCTCTTAGGTCTAGGCTTTTGTTTTTCTTTTATAGCCTTTAATTTTTCATATTGTTTTGATTTTAAATCAAAAATTTTTCTAGCATCATCTCCTGCCTTACTTTTAACTTTTGTCATAGGTGATTTTACAGGTTCTTTTAATTCTCTAAATGTTTTTCTTAAATTAGTTGAACCACTTACAACAGGGCCGCCATCATTTTTCTTTTGTCTTTTTCCACCAGGTGTAATTTTACCTGAACATACTCCTGATGCATACATATTCGCATATGCTGATGGATATACTTTAAACTTTCTTTTAGCTGCGGCTTTTCCTTTTGCACAAAGTTTAGCCATTATGCACCTACAAACTTTTTAATCTTCTTAGAAGTTTTGCCAGATAACTCAGGCATTATTTTATTTGGTTTTTCACCTTTTAAAAGTGTTGAGAATTTTTTACCTTTATGTGTGAATTCTTTTTTACCAGATTTTCTAGCAAGTTTAAAAGCTGCGCCTTTGTCAGACAACTGTTTGCTCTTATCTCCAACACGAGCTCTTTCTCTGTCGGACATTCTTTTTTTAGCCGCTTTAACTTCTACCGCTGTCTTTGTATTATATTCTAATTTACCTTTAGTCTTATCATCTCTAGTAGATTTAAAAGTTTTCTTTCCAGATTTTTTAGCATCTGAAAATTGCTCACCAAAAGTTGGTACAATTTTTTTTCTAATTTTTCCAAAGAAAGATTTTACTTTACCAGGTTTTTTTACACCGCCACCTCTTTTGTATCCTTTAGGTGTAACTTGTTTGTTGTATAAATTATTTGCCATTATTTATCTCCTTTAAATTTTCTTACTATTTTTTTACCTACTTCTGCAGCACCAACAGCAGGTACTACAACATTTAAAACACCTTTAGCTACCTTCATAGCTTTTTTATTAGTTGCTTTTTGTCCAGCTTGGTTTGCTTTAAATTGTTTTTTCTTGGTGTCGGAAACTACTCCACCTTTTTTCATGAAGCCCATTTTGTTTCTAACTTCAGTGGGTAATTTTTTCAAACCTTTGTTATCAGCAGGGACTGATTTTAATGAACCACCGCCCATTTTTCTAATTCTTCCACCCATTGCTTTTTTATTTTTTCTTTTTTCTTCTTGTTTTTTATCAAACTTGTCTGCAAATTTAATAATTTTTTCTTGTATCTTACCTCTACCAAGAAGACTTTCAGTGGCTCTTCTATTTACATCAACTTTGTGTGGACCATATTTATATTTTCCACCTCCACCTACTTTAAATTTTTTAGCTGCTTCATTTATTTCTTTTTTTCTAGCATCTTGTTTTTTGTTTCTCTCTTTAGCTTTTTTAGCACCTTCTAAAAGATCTTTTCTACTATAGGGTTTATACATTGATTTTACTTCCCCACCTTTTTTCATGGTTGCAACATTTAACATTTTAGTTTTGTCGCCGTAATTAGCGTCTTTGTATTTTTTACTATCTGTTATTGTTTTAAGTTCTTTTTGTGACTTAAGTTTTCCGTGACGAATATTCCCTTTTGTACTTGTACTCGTACCTTTTGAATTTTTTACTTGTCCACCAGCTTTGTAGCCTTTAGGTGTCACCTGCATATTGAATCTGTTATTTGCCATTTTTATTTCCTCCGTTTTGTTTAAATATTTGTGTTCCCTTTATACCATAGATGCTCGCAACTACAAGGATCCATAAATTTGTAAACCATTTTGGAAGCTCTGAGAACATATCAAAGAACAATTTTACCTTATCCATTGCTGTCGGATCATCGCTTACCACTGCCCAGGCCAGAATTGCTATTGGCAAACTTAGAATTATTAAAACTGCCTCGTCCTTCCAATCTGACTGACGGGCTTCTAATAATTTTCCCTGGTAAGCTTCTTTACCTTCGGCCATACGAGATGCATGCATAAGCTGTGCATCTGACATAGCTATTTTAGTCTTCTGCTTGTTAGCATAAATTTTACTTCCAGCAGAGACGGCTAGTTTAATTGCCGATAACCACATAATTTAATACCAAGTAGCGATTTTCTTTTTATTAGATAGCATTCTTTTAGTACCTCTAACTTTTTCCTTGTCTCCTGTAGGAATATAGTTGAAAGCACCATCAGCTGTAGTCTTAGATCTAGGATCTACTTCTATATTCTGACTTGGAACTGCCATCTGTTTTGCTTTTTTATAGTTCATCATAATATTTACCTTTTGTTAAACTAATATACCATTAATTTTCGTCAATAACAGACATTTGTTGTACACCAGACTTAGCAAGGCTAACTCCAGCTCTTAATTTAGCTAAATCTTCGTTTTGTTCAAGCTTATCTTCGAAATTATCTTTAGATTGTAGCAATCTTGCTCTTGCAAGCTCTTGTTGTGCTTGATCATTTTCTTTTTTACGTTCATTTTCCATAGCTCTTAGGTCAACTTCTCTAGATTTTAGTTTTAGTAAAGGATCTGAATCAAATTGTGATGTAATTTTGTTCTCTTCCTTCATAAAATCTTCTGTCATTTCAGCAATCAACACCGCTTTTCTAGCTTCAATCGTTTGCATCATCTGTTGTAGCATTTGTGCTGCTTGTGGATTCGTTGGTGCTTGCTGTTGTAAGCTTTGCATCTGCATCATTTGCTCTCTGAATTCAATTTGTACTTGTTCTTGGGCCATGATTGATATGTGTTCAAGAATGTTTTTTTGAATTGATGCCATAACTACAGGATTATTTCTAACCATGTTCGTTGACATGAAATTTAAATGCGCTGTAATGTGTGCTCTGTGATCTTGACCAGGGAAAGCTTGGAAAGGTTTCGCGTTTAACGCATTAATATGCTCGACACTTGGATCAATAGGTTGAACTTGAGCAGGAGGAGGCAGTATTTGATTAACATCTTTTATTCCAATTGCTTCATACATTTTTCTGTATGCATTATACAAGTTGTGTATCTGTGGATTCGATTGAGCCAGTTGTAATTGTGTTTGTGCCAAACTAATTCTTTGTGCTTGAGAAAATATATTTGGATCTGCAACAGGAATGATATCGATTCTATCATCAAAATCTATTTGCTTAATGGTTCTAGCACCACCAACCACGTCATATGGATATTCAGGTGGTAAGTATTGAGCAATAATTCTTCCTAAAAATTTAAATTCTTTTTTCATTGCTGCGTACAATCTTTTATGGATTGCACTCATGACACGTGAACCACGTTCTAAAAGAGCAATAGTTGTACCAACGGCTGCGCCTTGATTTCCATCTCCAACTTGCATATCAGCAATGGCTGCAAATCTTTGACCTGCCCCAACAACAATTCCCATTAATTGTAATAATGTCTGAGAAGGTTCCTTGTAAGGTAGTGGAAAGAATGCATCCCGTAGAGATCCACCTGGTGCATCTACATCTTTGAATTCACCTGGTTGAATTGGAGACGCTTCATCTCTAACTCTAACTCCACGTTGCTTGAATCCAGCTGGCAGATTAGATAACGTTCCCGCATCTAGTAACTGCCTTAGAGCCGCGGTCGCCGTACGAGACAGTCCACCTATCATGTGGATTAGACCGAAACCATAAAAACCTAAACCTGGTAAAAATTTAAAATGTACAAAATATTGTATCTTCTTTTTCTTAATATCTTCTGGTGCATAATTTCTTTTGATAGATAAAATTTTTCTTGATGCTTCTTCAACGGTTACAATATATGGAAGTTTAATTCCTGTTGGCTCACCGTCTGCACCCATATCTTCAAAACCTTCAAGATCTAAATTTACATGGCACTCTAAAACATTGTAAACATCTTCTTGCTTACCTGTCTTTTTAGTTCCAGAAATTTCTCTTTCTTTTTTAGTTAACTCATCGTTGTTATCAACGCCTGGAGGACCCAGTTCTACATCAGAATAGAAACCGCTGACTTGTGATTTTCTTAAATCGTTTTCAGAAATTTTTAAAGAGTGGATGATTGATTCCGCTTCGTCTAATGAGGTAGCCGTGTACGGAACAATCAAATCCTCAGCAGGAATAAATTTACTCACTGCTCTCCCTAACAACTGGTCATAATAAACTTTTTTAAAAGTTGAACCAGCTAATGGTAAATGAAATAACATTTGATCAAACTCAGGTTCGTATTCTTCCATCTGATCCATTAAAAGATAATTCATATAATCTTTAACCCGTTGAGACTGTTGTTGAACAGGAGGAGAATCTACTCCGATAACATCTGTTCTTACAGGTCCTTCTGCAGGTAATAATTCTTTATAAGCTTGTGCTTGAAATTGTGTAACTGCTTCAGCAAGTACAGGGTGTGTTGCACCACTTGCTCCTTGGAAAGGTTCAGTTCTGTTTTCGTATTTAAATCCTAAAAGATCTAATCCTTGAATATAAGATTGCTCCCAATCTTTTCTGGAATTTTTATATTCCATGTAGTTGTCAACCATCTCGTTTCCGATTGGCTCTAAAATATCTTCAGGTAAAATGTCAGCCAAGTTATCAAAATGATTCTCGGTTCCTGGAACATTGATTGCTCCTGGTTCAAAGTCTAATGTAACTCCACCATCCTCTTCAGGTATAACTTCTACGGGACCTTGTTCTACTACTTCCTCTTCTACAACTTCTTCTTCAGCTGGTATTTCTACTTCTGTTCTAAGTTCATTAGGAAGGGACTTATCTATATCTGCCATTTAAAATTTCTCCAATGTTAGCTTCTAACTTGTTTTAAAGGAACTTTCAACCCCTGTGGGTTAGGTCCTGATTTTGGTGGTGGGCCAGATTTTACTCCGCCTGAACCTAGTGGTTTATCAATCATACCACCGTCTTTACTACCTTGTCTCATTTCTTTCATCTGTCTTAAAGCTTCGCTTACCGCAGAGTCCAAAGACATGTCTACTCTTAAATCTTTTACAATCTCATTAAATTTTTGTTGGGTTGCTTTATCAGCATTGGCCATGTACTTCTTGCCGTAGTCCATCAGTAATAAATCCTTTTCTTCTGTTCGACAACTTCATCCACATAGTCTTCTGGATGTTCGATTAATCCACCTTGTCTAAATCTCATGATTGCTTGAGTGGTGGAGTCGACCAAATCATCATGATCCCCGAACGGAAAGGCTGCACATTCTTCAATGACCTCTTCCGCAAACTTTTGTTGAGGAGCCCATATCATACCAGATTCGAACAAAGGTGCAACAGCATTTACACGGGCGTGCTTGTCATTTCCACGTGAAGGGGTGAAGTTCATCACTGGAATATCCATTTTCCGTAGTTCATAGGTCAAGGGCAAACCAGAAGCTTTCGCCTCAATGATCACTGTTTCAGGATTCCAATATCGATATTGCTCTAGAGCAAGTCTTCGAAGTTCAGGAAACTCATACCGTCCTTTGATTGCATCGAGTAAAATTAAATTGGCACCTGAGTCTTCACTTGGATACCAAACACCCCAAGTAGTAATGGCTGAGTAATCGGCTGTTTCTTTTTTAAGAAAGGCTGTATCATAAGATTGTATGACATGATAAATGGCTGGGATGTCATCGCCTTCATAAGTCCTCCACCATTCTCTTTTTAATATTGCACCTTCTTCAGAAGTTGGTTGTTGCATCCATTGTGCGTTCCACTTAGCAACAGGTAGTGCAGCTTTAACTTTTTCTAATTCATCCATCTTCCAATACTCAGGCCAGACAGGTTTAGGATCCTCTGATTCATGGTCCATGATTGCTGGAAACTCAACCACGTGCCACTTATCTGTTTTCTCTTCCTTCTGTGAAGCGACCAAGGCTCCTGTTAAATCTTTCGTAGACCAACGAGTCATAACTAAAATAATTTTACCACCAGGCTGTAAACGCTGACGTGGACCAGATGTATACCATTCATAGGCTTTCTCTAAAGATACTTTGGACATTGCATCTTGTTCCGAGTGTGGGTCATCAATAATCAAGAGATCCGCACCACGGCCCGTGATTGCTCCACCAACACCCGCTGCAAAATATTCTCCACCTTGAGACGTTTCCCATCTTCCTGCTGCCTGACTATCTTCACTGAGTGTTGTATCAAAAATTTTTCTGTAATCTTCTGAGTCAATTAGGTTCTTAGCTTTACGACCAAAACGAATTGCTAGTTCTGCCGTGTGTGTTGCTTGAATGATCTTGAGCTTTGGATCACGGCCCACCATCCATGCTGGCAGAAGATAGGATGCAAATTCTGATTTAGTATGTCTGGGTGGCATGTTGATAATTAATCTATTTATTTCACCCGTGGCTAGTTCATTAAATTTTTTTGCAATGTGCCTGTGGTGGGACCCCTCTACAAAATCTGGCCAAACGCATTTGACAAAAGAAAGGAAGTCATCTTTAGCTTTATTCCGTATCTTTTTTTCAGCATGTAATACTTGAAGTTGTTTAAATGTCTTCCGTATATCAGCAGGTAGTTTAGTTATATCTATATCATTCGGTTTCATAAAAAATTTTTATAAAATTTTTTTGGCATCACATTGATGTTTAATAAGTTTTTTACAGCCTATGACAATATAAATCAAGCATATATATACATACATTAGGATCCCTATCTAGAGTTAAAGGGGGTGGGGGGTCTTCGACGCTTTGATTTTTGGTGTCGATTTGGTACCTCTATTATTAAATAAATAAGCTAGCGTCAAGGATCATGGGTCACTGAACACAAAAAACCCGCCCTTGAAACAAGGGCGGGTTGTTAATTAACTATTGAGAGTTTATATATTGTTATTAATATGATGTAAGGTTCTAAAAAATATTAGTACACCAGAAGCAATTATAATTAATGGTACATACATCGGCATTATCATTGAAGCATAATTACTAAACAAAGCAATCACGCCTAAAAACATTAAACCGAAACCTGATAATAAACCTAGTATTAAAAGAGTTTTAATCATTATAATGATCCATTTTTAATTGGTTTAATAAACTCAATCTTTTTAATTCCAATGCCATTTTTATATGGAATTACTTTATATGGTATCGGACTTTCAAGCCCCGTTTTAGTTGCTTGCTCAATGTATTGTTTCCAATCATGAGCGGGGTTTTTTTCTTTATTCATGTTTCATTGTCCTTTGTTAGTTGTTAAGGCTTGACAATATCAAAATTAAATATAGTGTCAAGGATAATAAACTAAAATAAAGGACAATAAAAATGACTAAATATAATGGGTGGTCTAACTATGAAACTTGGAATTTCAAGTTATGGTTAGATAATGATCAAGATGTATATAATTATATCATTGATGAGATTAAAAAAATTAAGGCTATTGGATATGATGCCGAGACTTATGAAGTGTCTAATTTTTTAAGATCTTATATTGATGATAATATGCCAAATTTAAATGTATCAACTAAAAGCCAATCGGTTCATGGTTCAATGTCCGATAAAAATGGCTTTTATCAAGATATCTTAAACACGGCTTTAAGAGATATTAATACTTATGAGATAGCTGAAAGCTATCTTGAAGATATTAAGCAAGTTGCTTAAAAGTTCCTTGACCCGTGACCCATTGGTCACGGGTCATTGTCCGTAGGTTTTAAGCTTTGAAACCTACGGGTAAGGTTTTATTTTTATTTTATTTTACAAGGCACAAGCTAGAAATTTCATGTTTCAACACTCAAGCTAAAAAATTCCATGTTTCAAGGCGCAAGCGCCCTAGATTATGGCGCATGGATCACGGAAAAAGGTTTTTGAAAAAGTTTTGCAAGGCCAACGGGTCTCTGGTTTTTGCTAGTTAATAACTTGATCACAACGGGGTCAAATCAAATAGAAATTTAAAGAAAATATATATTAATCAATACTAATTTAATTAATAGGTGGGGTCAAAATTCAAGGTTATTAACAGTCCATACAATAGTTTTTATGGTGGCTATAATCGGGTCTTAAAGGCGTTAAACATTTAAAACAATTGCCTCGCATATCCTTATATTTTCCCTTGATTGAGTGGGTCACACCATAAGTTAAGCGCAATTTGTTAATACTCATTTTTTTAAACTCATGTAATTCGTGGGGCAAAAAGAAAATATTAAAGTCTTTTTTAGTTAATAGTCTATTTTTTTCTAATTCTTTTGTATTCATCATATAACCTTGACAATTCATAAGTGTTGCATTTGTCTATATATTCATTCAATTCAACCCGCATTTGTTTACGCTCTTCAAACGCCCGTTGTTTATTGCCGTCTATAACTTCAAAATGATCTTCTTTTAATTCAGCCATTATTCAGCCTTTGTTTTATTTAAATGTTTTTCAAGCCACAATCTAACCTTAACACGGCTAGCGCTATCTAAAGTCAAGTCATCTATTTCAAGAAATAGATTTTGTAATAATCTAAACTTACCTATGTCCGAAGATATGGCGCTCGTGTTAGCGTGAGTTTGACCTACAATCTTAAGCAAGTTTTCTAAATGTGTATCTTTATTATTTATTGTCATATTATCCTTATTGTTAGTTTATATCTTTATGTGGGGGATAATAAAGGATACTATCCCCCCGTGTCAAGTGTTAATTATAACTTTTATTTTCTAATTGAAGCGCTTTTGTCTTATTCCAAACAATGCCGACACCGTTTAAGACTTTCTCTAATACGATGTTTAATTGCTCGGGTACACCACACTCAAAAACTGAATTGATTGCGCTTTGTTTATACAGTTTTAATTCCTTAACTTTTTTGCCTTCTGGTGTTTTTTCAGCTTCAATTTGTGCAAGATATTGCGCCCATTCTCTTAATTGATCTCGGCAATCGGACGGTTCAATACCCTTGCTATTATAAGAATTACGATATCGACTATCTTTATCTTTAGCGTCAAATTTATAATTCAATTGACCCTTGAGATCGGGGTCTTTTATTTTACCAAAAAAGGTTTGGGCTTTCCGTTGTTTTATTTCTAATTGCTCGATTGCTTGCTCGAGTTCTTTTATTACAACATCGGCTTTTATTTTTTTGGCAAGTTTCAATTCAGCGCTTTCAGTCAAATCAGCAACTATTGATTTCACGCTCAATTGGGCTTGATCGATAAGCGGGTCAATCTCATTATTGATACGCTTTTTTAAATGCTCCAACTGATATTTAGTTGGATATGTTGATTTAGTCATATTATCCCTTTTGTTATTGTTAATATATTATCCTATATAGTCCTTGACAAAGATGAAGTCAAGCATTATATATAAAAATGTTATTGTCCTAACACCCGCTATTTATGGGATAGCGGGGTCAATAACAGAATAAAAAAATAAATAACAATGGACAAATAATTATGAAATATAAATATAAACCACAAAAAAAGCTTTTAGGGTCTTCAACCTTTAAAATGCAAAAATCAAAAGGATATAAATATTTAAGTGAAATATTACACCTAGCGCCCTCTAAAATAGGTGGTGTTAATATATGCGCTAACGCTAGCCCCGTTTGTATTGACTTATGTTTAAACACTAGCGGGCGGGGTCAAATGACAAGCGTACAAAAATCAAGATTAAATAAAAAATATTACTTCCTGGCCGATAGGCTTAAATTCTTAAATCATTTAGATAAAGAAATTAAATTGAGTTATGAGCGGGCAAAAAGAAAAAAATTAAAATATACTGTTAGATTAAACGGGACAAGTGATCTCCCATTTGAGCGTTATAGATTAGAAAATGGGCTTAATCTTATGGACAATAATCCACAAGTACAATTCGTTGATTATACCAAAGTCACAAATAGATTAGACAAAAAGAATAAAATCCCAAAAAATTATGATCTAACTTACTCACAAGCTGAAAATAATTTAGATGATGTAAAGAAAATATTAAAAACAAAATACAATATAGCAACAGTATTTAGAAAAAAACTTCCTAAAAAATGGTTGGGGCGTAAAGTGATTAATGGTGATAAACATGACTTAAGACACCTTGACCCGAAAAAAGTTGTAGTAGGTTTAATTGCTAAAGGTAAAGCAATTAAAAATTTTAATGGATTTGTGCAAGATGTTTAATATATGAAATATCAAATATTGTATAAATGGGTGATACAGAAATCCCGCAATGCTGAAACACTGGAATTGTAAATTGTGAATTTACTGGCACGGCTAACGCCAACCGAAAATGTCGAGTTTAAGTTAGTCAAAAAATTAACAAGCGAGCAAGCTCAAGCGACAAACTCAAGCGACAAGCGAGCAGAAAGGATAATATGATACACTTACACGTTTTAGAAATAGAAAAAAATATAGATAATGGAACACAAGGATTTTCTTTAAAA